TGTATAACTGTGCAATCGAAATATTTAACTACTTCCTTAAATAACTTTTGCAACCTTATATCACAAGTTGCTAATCTCTTTTTTGACCTTTTGCCAAATCTAGGCATTTTACCACCCCTTAAATAGATTCATAAGTAAATTTTCTATTCTAGGTGGCATTTCCTTTTCACCTGGTTTAGAAAAATAAGAAGACATAATTGGGAAAGGTGTCCCAGCTTCAGCCAAAGCTTCCCTTGTATATATTGAACTAATGTTCTCTTCGATTGATTTTTTCATCGCAGCTGGATAATGAGATGAATCAGAAGGCGTAACCGTAGTTTCGATGAACTCTGGAAACATAGCCTTAATCATTTCAGCAGAGCTTTTAGACATTGTTCTAGTTGAAGCAAGTTTTCCTGACCAAGCACCTTTTGATAGAGTAGTACCTATGGGAAGTCCCAAATCCAAATCTTCCTGTTCTAGTCTTTCTTCCCAATATTCTTTCCGTCCTGCCGTCAAATCAAAATCTTCAGCAATCTGGTATTCATATCCACCACCATCCAGTTTTCTTCGCCTTATACTTGTTTCACTTCCTAATATATCATGTAATTCCTTCTTCCTCTCGCGAGTCCAAGAGCCTTCGTGAGCCTTCCGCGAACCAGTAAGACTCATATTTATCTGTTTATGTTCCCATCCTTCAGAATGAGGAAACTTAGGATTAGTCGAAGGCTTCCATACTCCTTTAAATCTTGTGCCATAAGCATCTTCTCCTTGTTTCCATTGTTCCACTTCTTCCTTAGTCATACTATACTGAGTGGGGGCACCTTCTATTATATCTTCCCACTCTTCATCTGATATTTCAGCCTTCCATGGTTCTCCTCCTCCACCTAAAAAATGAGCTAAAAACCGTGCTCCTTGAACAGTTCCAGTTGCACCTTTTTCTTTTCCAAGAAGAAATCCAATTTGTTCATCATTAAGTAAATTCATCGCTTTATTTAATGCTTGTTTCCGAAACGACAGTGGAAGACCACTGGACTTATCAATGAAACCAAGTAACCAATCTTTTACATCTCCTCCAGTCCCAATGGTTTTTTTATCTCCCATTACGCTACCAACCAGCTCTTTGCTTTCCTTTTAGGCTTGAACCAGCCTGTTTTACCCTTCTCTTTCTTGTAGTTTGGGGGGAAAGCGTGCAGATTTGCATAATAAAGTGTTTCTATGGTGTCGTCATGAGCCATTCTTGGGCCGAATGTAAGAATTTCATGCTCTAAATCAAAGTTATTGTCCCTTAAATGCACAGTTCCCATGCTAAAACGTCCACTTAAGCCACTGTAGATTCGATTTCTCTTCTGCGCGCCACCCGGTTTTTGCGGTATTACAGCAATATCGAACCTGTTTAGCCTTCTTCTTTCGTCATTTAACGCCTGGAATATAGACCGGTTCATGGCAACGTCCTCTACAGTAGCACTGGTACAATTATACTTATCATACAGAGATATTATATAATCAACAACACCTTTTTTACCTATCAAATCTCCATTTAGAGATTTAGACCCAATAGTTGGTATACTTCTATGTCGTTCATACTCAAATACGAATAAATTATTATCTGTGTCCACACCCACAACCATAATGACGCTGAAATCAGACTCTTTAGTATCAATATCAGTAGCAGGGTCACACCCGATAAATGTATTGATAGGTTTCTTTTCTCCGTCTTGTACGATATAGTTAATGCCTTCTTCATGCTCATAGTATCCATTCCACTTTTTAATATCTTTTCTTCCCCATGCTGCGTCCTCTTCACTCATAACTTCCATCATGTATTCTTGGAAGAACTTTGATGATTGACCTGAATCCTTATAGAATTTTTTCTTCTCTTCTAGTTTACTTCTAGAAAAGAAACTCGGCCAGAGAGGATTTCCTTTCTTATCTATAGCTTTAGCAGTGATTACTTCCCAAGCAAAATCTTTACCTTTTCTCTTAGATATTTCATGATTTCTGAGAAGATTGTTGATAAAACTATCAAAGTGTACAGGAGTCCCATTAACACGGAGCCGACCAGTATGAGGCTCCAGAGCAGGGTAAACAACGGCAGTGACAAGGTTAGCGTTTTTAGCTCTCGCATCGTGAGTGATTGTATTTGCTTCATGTTCAAAATCGTCCAGTACTATTAAGTCATATCTCTTATGTAGTTTGGCTCCACCACGAATACCAGCAACATTACTTTTAGAGATTAGTTTACATCCATTCTTTAACTCTACATCTTCTTCAGTCCATTTTGGCCCGTGCATAGAGCCAAAGTAGTATTTAATCTTTTCGTTGTTATCTAAGTGATACTTTATGTAATCCATATTACCGACAGCAAGTTTTTGTGTCGCTGATACCCATCCGTAGAAAAACATATCGTCAGAAGGACAGAATAAGAAGTCTTTAAGTATAGATGCCTTCGTAAGCACAGTCTTACCGTGTCCTCTTGGGACTATAATGGCTAACTGCTTTGTTTCTTTATCATCTATAGAGTCAGCAATCGTATAATGAAATGCAGGTGTCTCACTTCTCAGGAAGTCATCAGGAAGGAATAGCTTACCAAATGCGATTAAGTCACTCTTCGCTAGTGCTAGTATCTCTTCCGCTTCCGTTATCTTCTGACTGTTGACGTTCATATTTATTCTTTAAAAACTCTTCAAAATCCTCAGACTCTTCTTTGTATTCAAGGTATTCTTTAAATTCTTGTTGCTGCATTTGAAACACAGCTAAAAGGTTATCCAACCTATATCTAAGAGCCTTAATAGACCTAATAATATCATGCTTGGATATTGTGTTCTTTTTCTTCATAACCCACTATCTCCGGCCTATCCATTTGTTTTATTATATCACTCATCCAGAAAAATCTTAAGGTATCCTTACTATTTCCTTTAATTATTCCTGTCGTACTTATCTCTTGGTTAATTCTTTTAAGTTCATCAATACATTCCCCTAAATTAAGACCAGACGCATCATATTTTCGGTTTGTGTACCTCATTCCTGTTTCACCTATATCTAGTTCGTCCAGCATTTAATCCCGTCTTTTGTGAACTCCATAGTCACCCATCCAGTTCTCACAATAGGGTATATAGCATATCTTGCATACTGAGCATATCTAAGAAAACTTCCACCACGTACATACCATCTACGGTAGAGACTTTCTTCGTTTTTCTCTCTATCTATCTTCAATGAATCAATGGGTTTTGCGTAAAGTTGGTGATTGTGTCCTAGAAAGAAGACATCAGCCTTAGAGTATACTGAAGCTAATTTATCAAGTTCCAAGTCTCCATTCTTAGCGCCACTCTTCCCGTGACCAGAAGCTATTATCCACTCAGAGTCTCCAATCTTGACACATGAGTAGCCAGGAAATGGGAAATATGGAACATTCATGTCTTTAGCTATCATACGACTAATATCGTAGTCTAACATCATCATGCTTCTCAAATAGTCGTGATTACCACCTCTAACGAATAAGCACTTATCCATAATTGGATATATGAGACCAAGGAACTCCATATGCTGGTCATCTGGAGGTGCATATTGACCTCTTTGAGTAATCTTATAATTTGGTGGGATACACTCTATCATATCTCCGTTACCAAACCATCTGGCATTATCGTCTTCATATATCACCTTGACGGCATCTGAAAACTTCTTTCTATCGAAGTCTGTTGAGCCTACGTGCATATCTGTAAGACCATGAAGCCTGATGATTTCATCAGATTCAAACATATGCACTTGGCCAGGGACGACCTTCTTTTCTTCGTCAATAATGTCAGTATTTACAGGAACAGAGAAGTACCTTCCACAAGCTTTGCACTTGTACTTTTGTACTAAAGTATCTTTTGAGCTATACTTTCCATCTTTGTATACATCTATTGAATTACATCTTGGGCATATCATTCCGTACTATTTACCTCTTTTGATGGTTCAAGGGAAGGTCTTCTAGCAGATTCAATTTGCTCTGGAGTGAACTCTTGGAGCATTCCAAATATCCCGACTTCTTTCTGCTTGATAGTAGTACCACCTAAAGTACCTATCGCTTTCCCCAATTCTTTCGTTGATTGCAACTGGATATTCTCATCTATGCTATTCTCAGCAAGGCATTTTAAATTATTTAATATGTACTCATGGTCAACACCAAGATTCTTTGCAATATCAGTTACAGATTTCTCAATCTCTTTCATTACTCTCTCCTGTTTAAGAAGTGCAACAGCTTTAGACCTAGCATTTGAGTCCTTTGTATCTCCAAATGCTTTCTTATAAGCATTAATAGCATCTGTTCCCGTTGCAACACTCGTAGCGAATAGCCTCTCCCGCTTAGTAGGGGTTCTTCGTTCTTTTAGTCTCTTTGATTGCGATGTCTTCTTGCCGGAAAAAGTATACCTGTCGGGATGCTTATCAAAATCAGTATCCATAAAAACATCGTCTTTGTTCAAGAATGTCCCAACTACAGTCCTCACCCATCCTTTTGCGTATGTGTAGTTCTTTCTATCATTTGGATGCGAAATCATATTACTGACTTTTAACAGTTGTACTATTCTCCCGTCATCAGCATATACCCAATTTCCTTCTTTACCAGTTCTCCAGTTTCTATGTATGGTATCCTCCGAAGAACTGAAGTGAGATATATATTCATCCACGTCATCAAAAACATAATGACGCTCTCCCTTAATACTACGGGACTCCAAGTTCGTGAAGCTCCTGTATCTCAAAATGTAGGCTTTCTATCAAGTCAAATACCCCTTGTGGTATCACATAGAACACACCATCTATCTCGATTGGACAAGTCTTTAGCGACCTCGCTTCATCGCTTAACTCTTCTAGAACTCGTTCCTGTTCTTCTAGTGGAAGTCTCGACAAAGCTTTCATTGCTACACCCATGCCTAAATATAACCATTATTTGCTACTCATTTCAACGATGTACAGTCTTATTTTCTTAGGTTTATATAAGACCCCCCTATAGTCCCCCCAAATTACTCGCTTTTTACGTTGCTTTTCTTTGATTGTTTCTTACTTTTTTTAGGCTCGTCAACTTTAGGCTCTTCTCCCGCAAGAGGCGGCTGATTCTGTCGGCCAGTGTCACCCGGCTCACCTCGCGTATTGTGTAAGAAGGCTGCACCTCCTGTACTTTCATCGTATCTAGGCATTTTATTAACTCCTTGTTATCTGTTGAAGATGTCTTGCCACATCCCGGGCAAGTGTACAGCTGTTCTCTCATTATAAACAAATTTAAACAATATGCCCAAGTGTATCAAGGAAATATAGTTCCAATGATATATAGCCATATATTCACCCCGCGTCCACTAAGTGAGATTATCGGAATCTCATTTTCCATTAACCAATTTGGAGGTTCTTATGAACAAGGACTATTACATTTTGACTGATTGGATGACATCCCCCGTACTCGTCAAGAGTGCGAGGTCTTTCACCGTAGGAGTGAATGAGATAACTGAGTTTATCACCGAAGGTAACTCTAAGCCTATCTCACTCTTCGACTACGAGGTGGATGATGCTATTGCTTTAGGCAAGGCTTACAAGTCGCTTCGCGACAAAGCCAAGCCTTGGAGCAAGTCGCAGATGGACAAGCGTTTCCACGGAAAGGCTTAGTCTATCCCTTCATTGGATTCCCACGCTTCGCGTGGGTTTCCTCTGAGGGCAACTTATATAGCCGTCCAATCACCTGAATAAGCTTCGGAGTGTGGTGAGCTTGGCAACAGAAATCACTACCATTTGGGGATAAAGGATAGGTTGGAGACCATTCATGTCTGTACACGCGTTCGTTGAAGACAGGTCGAGGCTGTTCATTGAAACAGTTAGCCTATCCCGAGTCTCTATTCTTTGCATTATACATATAACTTGGGCAATAACGTACTAATCAATTAACTAACTAATAAAGGGGGTCACATCATGACCAAAATCAACGAGCTTAAAACGACTGATACTCATATTGGGGAATTCCCTATTATACAGCTTAAGAATAGCATGTTCATAGTGAACTTCAGTTCACTGCACTCATATACATTTGATACTGGTGAAGTACTTCCCGGTTGTGATAGTGAAGTAACATATAAATATAAATTAGACTGTTCGCATAGCTACGAGCCAAGATGGATACATATTAATGAGCATGAGACATCTGCGTATGGTGAAGATTACATGAGAGCATCTATGGGTGACCCAGAGTATCATGATGTTCGCATACATTATAGTCTAAGCGACCCCATTCGAGACATGTTACGTCTCTTGGCTAATACGAGTTACGTAGATATTATACTTGTTCCATTTCCTGTTAGACAGTGCATTAAAGAAGAGTATGATGAGCTTGAACAAATAGTTCCTCCATCAGAGGAAAACAATATATTGTACAAAACAAGAACATGTAAGAAGGTTGACCCAAGAGATATTTCTAAAGGCATATCTTCAGTAGAGTTTTGTGCTTAACTAACCAATAAGGGGATAATAATAATGACTAATATAGCATTCTCTCGATACTTCGGTAATATGAGTGGGTTCAACCTCAGGCGAGGACTGATGATTTGTGGACTGTTAAATGGCAATCCATTCAAGCCATCCATATTAAGCCGTCTTCACTTTTCCATTAACATACCATTGTTGGACTTCGGGAATGTTATGCAGTTTGAGTTAAATGGTGAGTTCACAACCGGTGTCAAGTATTTGTATGCATCCGTTGCCATCATTGACCCAAATAGGTGGGATGAGTGGAATGGTGATGATTGGTACGTTAAATTCTATCACTGGAGCTTACTTGATAACAGAAACAGAATAAAAAGAAGGAGAGAACGTCTTCAAACACGTTAAAAAATACCATTATACCAAATTGTCTGATAAACATAGCTGCAGAGTATGTGGCAAAGGAATCAAGATGAGCTTGATTAAGAGGAAGAAATATCCTCCACAACTCTGTTATAATCATTGGCTAATGAGGAAGGGATTGAGAGAATGAGAAAGAGATTAGGAATGAACGGTGAAGTGTTAACCGAACAGGATATTATAAAGCACAAAAGACTTCTTAGAGAGTGTGGACTTCCTGACACTATTGGTGACTCAGTATCACAGGAAAAGCTTGAGGAGAGATACCCTCATCTCAAGATGACTGAGGCTGAAAAAGAAGTAAGAAGAATAGTAAATGAATCAGAAATAAAAAGGAGACAATCATGGTAGACATTATTGGAATGACAGTTATACTGTTAATGGGGATGTTCTATGGATGGGCGGCCAGAGACCTCTATTCTGAACACCAAGACAGTAAAGTGGAAGATGAGTCATTGTTGCGGGAGGATTTTATAGCGACAATGGAACTCCGAGAACAAACCTTACAGGACAAATATGAGAAAGGGTCTCACTTGTCCGATGTTGAGGCATATAGTTAATAACCTCGGTGAGAGGGGGAGAGTTATCCCCATACTCCCCCTCAAATAATTTAAATTGTGATAATAGGTGAGTAAAGGCTGCGGTATACGCATTCTGGCGAGACATTTAAGTCGTATGTATGGTTACCCCGCGACCAAAGTCGGGGCCAGTGTTTAGAAAGCCTGTTATCACAAACAATTAAAGGAGAATAACATGATAGCTATAAAGAAAGAAGAGATAAAATGGGCTCCGACTAATGATGCAGTATGGGATGCTATAGAGCAATTAAGACAAAAGCTGGTAAATATAGAGTCAGCCGTCAGAATATTCAGAGAAATGCTTGTAAAAGCCAAGATACCTCCATTTGATTACGATACTAAGGGGTATAGAAACTTTGCGTGGAGACAGAATGCAGGGAACACAGAAGCTGATACATATATAGTCAATATGATAATAGACCACTTTAATGACAATTTGAATCACTTTGGTGAAGCAATACTCAAGGTTTCAGACTTCGATGATATATGTCTCCTTGCAAAAGACGAACATACACAGAACCAACTGAAAGGAGATAGTAATGGGAGCGATTAGTCAAATACATGAGTATCTGTCAAATTATATGGGAAATCACGTAATAGACACACTACAGGTACATGAAGCTATCGAGTTGATGAACTTAATCGAAGAACGTGAGTCTGAGTATAATGATATTGGATTTAATCTTAGTGGAACAAAAATAACTCTTAATAACGGCAAGACTATATATATGCCTATAAATGGTTGCTGTGAAGACTGTGACTATGCAGACCATTTGTATCAAAAGGGAGAGGATGCCGCATTAAGTGAAGGAGATGTTTAAATGCAAGTACTAGTGTCTGTTGCTGTTTTCTTTGTCTTTGTAATTGCAATTTTGCTTGTATGTATAGTTAAAGGGGAAGAATAATGATTAAAAAATGTAACAAACCGGGCTGTGATATAATGTATGAAACTACATGGCAAGAGAATAAACGACCCAAAAGTGATAATACAATCATAAAAGACTATATGTATAGAATCATAATGAAAGAGAAAATAAAGAACGAAGGCAAATATGGAGTAGGAAGGACTATTATACAGTTCTTACAACAAGAAGTAGATAAGCTATCATCATAGGGGATATATCAATGCCAAATAGAAAAGCTAAAAGCAGAAAACAAGAAAGACGTGAAAAAGATAAGTACCTGAGCAAATATGGTAGAACACCGGCTCAGATAAATAGAATAAATAAAAGGGGAAGACATGAAAAAGGACAAAGATACTAAAGGCATGGATAAGTATAGAGAGAAGTGTGCAAGACTTATGGATAAGATATTAAAACACTACGACAATAATGGTTTCTTAACAAAGCCAAGTTTTGAAAAGCTTATTGAAGAAGTTACTAAGGAGACAGATGATGAGTAAAGAAGAGAAACAAGATATAACAAAGTATAACGCAAAGGCAGTATACGACCACACAAATCAAATTAATGATATATTTGATAGACTGGTAGATATTGCTGATAACATTACTGATATTACTAAGCTACTCAGTTCTCTACACAGCCGAATAGCAATATTGGAAGTGGCTTCACATGAACCACAAGATTTTATTTATAAGTACGATGAGTTAATAGAAAGAGTAAACAACCTAGAGGAGAATGACCATGTTACAAATACAGAAACAGAATGAGTACGCATTATTTGATATGCTGCAGATTAACAGAAATATACGACCAAGGAAGGTAGACTGGATGGTTGTCTCAATAAGTATAATAGACCTGGGCAACGAATATCCTATTCTTACTACTCCTCCGAAAAGAGGAATACATTATATATGGGATGGACAGCATAGGTTTACAGCCAGAAAGAAACTAGGTCTTCCAATATATTTCATACCAACATCCAAGATGAACATAAAGAGCGTAGCACGTCTAAATATGTGTCAGGATAAGTGGAACATGGGTGATGTGAGAGATTCATTCTCCAAGCAAGACATCCATGAGTATAAAGTGTTTAAAGGATACCAAGAAAGATATGAATTTTCTATATCCACAACACTAATGCTATTATGTGGAAGACGATGGGGTAAAGCGAGAGAGGACTTTCTGTCCGGTGACCTAAAGATAACCAACAGTATAAGCGAAGCCAATAGGTTTGGTGATGCAGTAGGTGATTTCAGTAAATATATTGAACACAACAAGCACCGTGACTTCGTTCATGCATTCAAGAAACTGTTCGACCATCCCGATTACGACCATGTAACAATGATGAACAAGATGGAATACCTCACTAGGAAAATGGGTAAATGCCCAGACATCAAAGAGTACATGAAGCAGTTTGAGGAAGTCTATAATTATAACAATAGAAATCCGTTGAGGCTAGTATGAGTACGCCTCCAGTCATAAGTGCAACCCCTCCGGTCATAGTATCAAAACAGTTCATACGTTTTCTTAGATGGATTGCAGATGGTAAATGTATACCTGAGCAAATAATAGATATAGTTGAGAAACCTCATCACTATTGTCCTGAATACGAGCGTTTCCAAAAATGGGAGGAAAGCAAATGACCGAAGAAGAAAAGAAAATCTCGGATTTCGTTAACAGCATGAGAGGTACATATATAATAAGTCAGGCTCTATACTATGCTATAAGAGAGCTTGAATCAGTACCTGAAGGCAGACGTGAATTAAGTAACATAAAGGATATGGAATATCTTAGAGAACATATCTTTAATATATTTCCTATGGCAGGCGAAGTCGAGCCAAGCCTTCACGATAAGGAGAAAGCTATCAATGAGTGATAAAAGTGCAACATCAAGGATATTAGAGCATCTACAGAAAGGAATGAGTATAAGTCCATTAGAGGCGCTGGAGAGGTTTGGATGCATGAGGTTAGCCTCTATAATCCACGTTCTCAGACAAAATGGACATGCTATAACAACAACCATAATCAAAACGACCAATAATAAACATTGGGCTGAGTATAGGATGACGTTTGCCGATAGTGTCTCAAACTATGAAAGACTCGGTGCAGTAAACAAAGGTAGTGGAGAAAATGAAGAAACCACATTAGAAGAACCTAAAGGTAAAGACATCCATAGTGCGATAAAACAAGCTGAAAAAGAGTGGGGAATTACCCCATCCGGTACACAAGGTAAGTAGGATAACCGCTCTATATTCATTAACTTAGACACCCACTTAGGAGGAAGAAATGATAGATATTGAGAAGGTATATCATTGGTATATAAAAACCCAAAATGAAGCTAATAGAGAGAAATACGAGGAATATGATGGGTGGCTATCAGCATCCAGTGCAGGTCAGTGCCACAGAAAACAATGGTATAAAACGTACAAATATGATGAGCGGCCAATAGAAAGAGACTCAGCTAGAAAGATGAGATTAGGCACTGTGGTACATGAGGACATCCTTGAAAAAGCTATACCTACGTATCTCACAATGCATGGAAGTCTCCCCGGTGTTGAGAATTGGACAGTTTATATAGAAGACAGAATAGAACTCCCCGATGTCAAGGTAGTCGGTCATTTAGACCTAGTATCTATCAACCCAGACTCGGGGGCAGCTATTTTAAGTGACTTTAAAACAGTGCATAGCTATAAATGGAGGAAGATGTTTGGTCACATAAAGAATAGGGACAAGAACCCAAGTATAAACTACGAACTCCAGCTGGGAACTTATGCATTGGGAGTTAAGCGTAAGTATGACGTTGATACAGTAGAGATGAATATAGTATGGTATAATAAAGACACAAGCACAATGCGTACAACTAGGATACAAAAAGCATATCAAACTGAAGCATTGAACTATTGGACTAATCTAAAAGAAACAATAGAAGAAGAAGACTATGATAAAGTATATAAGTTCAAAGCATTGGTGCCCGGCACGTGGAACTCTCCCGTAAATGAGTGGGAGTGTAACTATTGTCAATTTAACCATATATGCGACAGTCCGTTTATAACAAAGAAAGGAGTTAGTAATGCCAAAAGCAAAGGAACCAGTCTTGAAGACAAGCGAAGAGCTAGTGCTGACAAAGGCTCTACCTCAAGTGGAGGAGGGAGTCTCCCAAAAGCACAAAAAAGTAAGTGATATACCCACACCGAGAGCATATATATTTAAGAAAGGGGACGACCACAACAGTCCAGAATATGTCAAATTCCCTTATATGCGTAGTATTGCGAACAAGGAGTATCCTATATGGAACTTCACTGTAATCAACACAGGCCCCATTGGAGATAAAGCGTGGTATGTACACGGCAGATTAGAATGGGTTGATAATGGTATAAAAAGACAAGGCGACATGGTAGCAGCTCACAGGATACAAGTTAAAAGGGGAACAAGTGAGTATGTTGACATTGGTAATGATATAAAGGCAGCCGTAACAGACTGTCAAAAGAAAGCCTTCAATGTCTATTTAAATATAAGTGATGATATATACAGAGGTCATGTAGATGACATGGAGTTAAGTGAAGAACAGATTAATGAGATTATGGATATGGCTAAATCAGCAGGAAAAGAGGAGAAAATAGCTTCTCTTATTGAATCTGGTGACATAGCCGCACATAGTTACGAAGGCTCATTAGCAAAACTAAAGAGGCAATCTAAATGACAAATCTAAGTTACGATGAAGGACTTCTAGAATATGGAAACCAATATAGTCTTGGTACTAATGATGGTAAAGAGTTCCGAAGAGTCACATTTATAGGTTATAAACTCATGTTTGGTAAACAAATCATGGTGTTTGAAACTCAGGACTCAAGCAAACTCACTGTCAATCCAAGCTATCATTGTTGGACACTAGAAGAAAACGAAACACACAGAAAGGAGAATAGCGATGGGTAAACTAACTGTAGCAGAGGCTGAAAGATTGCAGTCTAGCGGTGTTTTAACTAAGAACACTGTTGAGAAAATGCAGACAGAAGGTCTTGTAAGCTCAAGAAGAACCTCGTCTCAGCGTTGGGTTAAAACCGCTGATGGTAGTTGGGTTCGACCTACTTTATACTATGCTGGAGGCAAAGGCGCCAAGTATAGTAAAAAGATGACAGAGTTAACAGCTAAAGTCCATGCCTTGTTTGAAGAGTATGGCACAACAAGAACCAATAGTTAAGGAGTATAACAATAATGCGAGAAATAGATGCGTTCTTTGATGATAAACAAACAGGCTTTCTACCTATTGAAGCAGGTACTTATCCTGCTCACGTAGTAGGATTAACTGAGAGAGATGTCAATACCAAAAGTGGTAAGGCAATAGTATTTCAGTTAGCCTATAAAATAGCCGAGGAAGCTAAAGAGATTGAGCAAAACGTCTATGAAATGGATGGATGGAATTATACGCTCAATTCTAGTGGAAATAAGGTACCGGTGATGAACGGTGACGGCACGCCTAAAACGGCTAAATGTACACACATGCCCGAAAAGACGTTCAAGGATAAAGGTATATTCCTTTTCCCCGGTAATGCTAACTCTGGTAGAAATAGGAGATACTTCGAGCTTTTAAGTGTGCTTGGAGTAGAGACTGCCAGCATCACTAAAGATGGACAAGTATTAAAGAAGCTTGTTCTTCTTGATGAGGATGACGTTGTAGGTAAGCCGTTTCTAGTAAGAATATCTCAAGAGGAGTTTATAACTTCTGAAACGAGAGACTTGCCGGAGCCTCAACAGGTAAAGAAAAAGGTGTGGAAAGTGTTTGATAGAACACCCTGGGAAGATGGTGAAGTACTTGACCCAGCTGAACTATCAGATGATGTACCCTTTTAGGTAAATGGCACATGGGATGTAGTCTAAAGGCAAGGCACTCGGCTGTTAACCGAGATGATGTAGGTTCGAGTCCTACCGTCCCA